GTTAGCCTTACAAACCACGCCTCCTTGAGACGTGAAAAATTTCCAGCTGCCCATTTTTACATGGACCAACGTCTTAAGTATAGCGCGATAAATATTGAGTAATATCCCTAACCGCTAACTGTTAGGTAGACCCTCTGGTCTTAATTAATTTCGCGAACGAAACCTCAGTTCTCAACTGAGTAACATGCTATAACTCCGTAGAGCCCCAAAAGCATTTTATGGGTTAATAATTTCTATCATAGATATCTGCCAATCCAGTGTAGAAATATAAGTTGAAGTCTTCTCCTGTCGAAACGTGTCTATCAATTACAAAATTAGTAGCTGTTTCAACAGTTGAATTATAAGTCAAGAAAGCTTGCTTTTTAGGAGAACCATATGCTGGATCATTAGAACCAGTAATAGACTGAGCTTGATAAAACTTATAAGAATTATAATATGGAAATTCGACTTCAAAAGTAGGTTGGATATCTCCTTCGGTGATAACATAACCTGAGAATCCATAATGATCAGGTACATCAAAGAGTGCTGCATTATATTCATTTGCACTACTGAATTTGTGTATATGAGTAGCTCCTTCTGGTAAATGAATCATATCTAAATTAGATCTAACAATTGACATTTGACCTACATGAGAATTGATACCAGAATTCTGCACACTATATTTATATCTATACGCACCTTTCCTAAATAGATATTGATTAGATGTGAATTCTAGCAATGTTAATCTATGATTATTAAATTGAGTGGCTGCATCATAATTTACTCCATTCTGAGTAGCACCAGTACAAATTAAAGTATCACAAATATCATGTGTAACTTGAGCATTACGACTTTGAGTATTTGTCACAGTGGCAACAAATCCATCCAAAGGGGAATATCGCTTCAGTAAGGATCTCATAGAAATGATATTTTCACCCACATATGTTGCATTCTGATCTAACATAGCTTGAGCAGTCTTAGACTCACCAAATAAATGAAATGAATTAGGAGCTACTAAATTACCAGTGGATTGAGCTTCTGGCATAGGAGCAAAAGTATAGCTTCCAATTGTGTTACCGTCAGGAACAGCAGTTTGAAAATCAGAACCTGCTCTAACAGAGACTACAATACTGACTGGAGCCGATCCTTCAGGAGATACTAGTTCATTGACAACTGATACAGATAATCTTCCATTAGAACATTCAGGATCATAATTTTTAAGATGCGGAGTGAATTGCTGAACTGGAATGATTGGCATATCCTGCCAGTTCCTAGCTTGTCCCCATGGAACAGTAACTTCAAAGTCTCTCACTTGATTAATATCAAATATCAAACCGTGTGATACATTATAATCACCAGTTGTAGCATCTCCATTAGGTTCCCAAGCAACTCTTAGTCTACCATTATGATAGGTACTAGAAATAACTTGAAATCTATATACAATGGAACCTGTCCATTGACGGAATGGTATAGAGGTAGACATCAAAGGAGACATAATATTTAAATTGCCTCCATAATATGGTTCAGTCAAATAAATTTGAGGATTAACATCAACATAAAATATTTCTTGATCGACTACAAAAGTATCATTCCATACTACAGTGGAAAATACAGGTGCAATGGATCTCATATATACAAGTGACATCTCATCAACATTAGATGTTCCTACAGTACTGGGAGCAATATTGACTCCTTGTTTAGGATCTAATGATAATTTCTCGACTGTTTCACCTCCTATGACTAAGGCTGTACTCGTATAGGGTCTGGCTTTAATATATACAGGTGCAGACTCTATTGGGGGTCGAGCAAAACCAAAGAAAGATGCGATTGCTCCTCCTACATCAGCTATGGTTTGTCCTACTTCGGCTATAGGACCTAACAAGGGAATCTTAGTTAATGGTTCTAAGAAATCCGAGGCAGCGCTAGCTATCGTCGATATAGTACCATCTTGAGTAGCTTCTTTTACCATTACTGCTCTTCTTTGCATATCAAAGAATGAGTTTGCGGCGCTAGAAACTTTCTCTGCGGCAGATTGAGGAACAACTGTTGAAATAGATAATTCAACATCCGTAGCCCAGGCTAAAACAGTAACGTTACAACCAGCAGTTGCTGTAGCAGAAGCAGCTCTTAGTG